GGGGGCAAGATAAGATTACTCATCGTCGTGTTCAGCTTTCTGTGCAAGGTCAATTAGATAACGCTCTGCGATGGCTAGACCCTGAATCGTCCCGCAAAGTTTTTGGTACTCATCGAAATTGCGACAAGAACCCCCCGCCAAGTCATCAGCGTAGTTGTTCATGTCGGTTCGTATTTTTTCGCGCAATACGCGAACAAACTGATCAATCATTTGCTTTACCCTCCGTGTCTTTCAATACCTGCATGGCTTGGAACGCAGCCTGAGCTTTGTTCTTGGCTACATCTGCTCCCAACTTAATCCCTGCCTGCTCCTGTTGGAATTGAGACTTGGCTTGGCTTTCTTTGACCTGTGCGCCAACCCGCATAGCTTCTAACTGGAGATGTCCACTGACCTTCTGCTCTTCCAGTTCTTGCTTATCCATAGTCGCTGCTACATCCGCAAGCATCTTCTTCTCCTTTAGAGCGAGTTCTTTCGCTTTAAGCTGGAGTTCCTGCATTTGCATCTGGATCATTGGGTCTTGAGCTTGCTGTTGAGCTTGCTGCTGTGCTGCCATAGCTTGGTTCTGCTGCGTTACTTGGGTAGCTGCTTGTGCCATCATGGATGACAGAGCGACTTCCACTTCCGGCGGCAGCTTCTCATCTTGAGGCGGCAGCGGCACACCCAGTTGCTGTTCAATCTGCTGGCGGTATTTAAACCCTATATGCTCTGCAATATGCGCGGCCATTGCTGCCTGTATGAGCGGGGCCTTGGGGTTCTGACCAATCAATTGCATGACCGAGGGGTCTTGCATCATTGCCATGTGTACACCTATGTGCGCCTGCTGATCCTGATGGAAGAATGCCTTGACTGGTTCTCCCTTGATAATCTCCATGTTCTCTGTTACTGGATCGACTGGAACCTGATCATCTGGGAGCGGCACTAGCTTGTCTGCGTGTTTAATGCCAAGAACCTCTAGCATGTTCCTGTGCAACTGCGGCAGGTCATAAATCTGCGGGGCCATCTGCGCCATCTGGATAACAGCTTGGTACTGGACAACCCGCTGGCTCATTGTGGCTGCGTTGGGGTCACTGACCGGGATTACATCCACATCGTCGTAATCCGACTTCTTGGCCTTGGGTGAGCCTGTCTCTGGCTCATAAGTGTAGTCTGGGTCTGTGTAGTCTGCGATGATCCGGGCTAACAGCTTTAGCTCTTGTTTAAACGCATAATGCACCCGGGCTTGGACTGCGGTCATCACCTTGAGTTGACGCTCTAGCAGAGCTAGGGTTGTGCCAACCGGAGCCTGTCCAGACATATCCGATATCTTCATATCAGCGGTAGAAGCAAAGCGCCTGCCTTCTTCCACGATATTCCCAAGCAGGGCCATCAGAACCTGACTTGGTTCCTTATAGGGCAGCGGCAGGATGTTGTCCCGCATCACCCCTGAGCCGATATCTACATCCCGCCACTCTCCCGGGGCAATCGGTGTGTCATCACCTTTAATCCGAAGCCCTCTGGCTTTGAGTCCACCGGGGAGGTTGGACAATGTGCCTGCGTCCACAAGCTGTCGCATAATACTGGTAGCCGACTTCGCAAACCCGCCGATGAGGTGGAACAGCCCGAACCCATACGCTCCGAATCCCGGGATGTATTGGTAATGGACAAAATGCTGGCGCTTGAGCTTGAGTTCGTCATCTTCTTCCCAGTTACGGCGTATAGCCAAAATGTCACTGCTGCCCTTGATCAAGGTAACAACATACGGCAACATGATCCCGGTGGGTTCACCGCTCTCATCTACATCCTCAAACCCCTTCAAGTCAAGGTCTGCGTGGATTTCATACAGGATATACCTGTCATCATTGATATCGCTAAAGCCAGTCTCTTTGTCCTTGGCCTTCTCAATGTCGGTACTCTCCTTGGTTGGGTCGCCAAGTTCACAGTCCAGATAAAACCCAGCCTGCTGTAGCTTCCTGATCTCATTCTTGGTCTTACGCATTACATGCGTTACCCTGTAGCAGGACTGTATATCAGATGTCCCATAGGGCAGAACAATGTCTTCTGCTGGGATGAAGATAGATACCTGCCGATCAAGATTGGGATCGAAGTACACCTTCTTAAACGCTGACCCTGTAGCCGGTAGGCTCCACAGCATCCTCTCATGCTCTGCCCTGAACTCCACCATCTTCTCTGTTAGCTGGTAGTTCATGTCCTCTTCAACACGAACTGCAGACTGCTTTTTCTCCGGGGTCTCCTTACCAATAATCTTGGTGCGAACTGGCCCCTGAGCAGGGAATGTCTCCGTTATGGTTTCACTCTGGAACCTAACAACTGCCTCAGTGATCATTGGGTGAAACACCCCGCAGGCTCCGTTCCACGGCTCTGTCCTCTCCTCATACTGAAGCCCCAGAAGCTTCAATCCTTCTGTGTATGCCTTCTCCCATTCCTTGCGGCTTGCTTTGTCATCATCAACTTCACTGACAAGCTCTGATGCAACTGACTGCATTGCAGACCTGTCCATGTACTCCGCAAGGTTGTCACTGAAATCCTCTTCATCAATAACTTCAACCTCCATCTCAGCCTCAAACTCTGGGTCAACAATTTCAATCTCCACATCAGGAGCTTCTAGCATGTCACTCAAACCCATCGGAGCTTGATACAGGGATTTATCTATGGTCATAATGTTTCTCAATAAAATGTGGATTTTCTGCGTGTTTCATACTCATCCTTCTCATCTGAGTCAATGGATATGAAGCCGCCCTGTCTAAACCTAATCAGCGCCTGACTTGTGGAATCTACAAGGTCATCATGATCCCCGTTGGGAAAAGATGCCATCTCATCCATAAGCTCATCAGCCCAACGGGTGTCTGGACACCAGACAATCCCAGATGCAAATAAATCAGAAACAGAGTTTAAACGCGCTATCTTATCGTGTCCCTTGCTTGGGGTGTACTCTGAAAGCGGTATCCCTATCTTTCTCAACTCATAGATCAAAGGCGCTCCAGCCGCCTTCTTCTCCACAATCAGAGAATCCGGGTTCCATTCCTTCCACAGCTCCAGAGCCTTTGCCTTCAAGTCGGGAAACTCCATTCTTCGTTTAAATGCATCAAGACATATGATATTGGGTTTTGACACGCCTGTCTTGTCTACTTGATAAAACACACCCCAAGTTGTGCAAGCCGAGTAGTCCGACCTGTTGGTCTTCTCAAACGCTGTATCCCATGACTGGATCACATAGTCACATGGCGGGGCAACCTCTGACTCCCATATCTTCCACATGTTCCTCTTGACAATCGCACCTTCCTCTGAGGTAGGATTCTGTTGGTACTGAGCTTCCCACTTGGAAACTGGAATCTCAGCCTTGATTGCCTCCAACTCTTCCTTCTTCCAGAACGCAGGCCACAGCGGAGTCCCAGAGGGCATGATTGCAGGAAACTCTATGACCTCCCAGTCATTAACCCCATCCTTCTCTGAACTCTTGATAATCTGCCCAGTCAAGTCCCTCTTAGACCAACGGGTCATCACAATGATGATTGCCCCTCCGGGCTGTAGCCGCTGCCTTGGCCCTGATGTGTACCATTCATACACACCATCATAAACAGCAGGTGTTCCCTGCTTTGCCTCTTGCTCCGAATGCGGATCATCAATGATCAACAGATCAGCACCCTTGCCCGTCACAGCACCACCTACCCCAATAGCAAAGTAATCCCCTCCCTTGTCCGTATTCCATCTCCCCGCTGCCTTGGAGTCACTGGACAACTTGGTGCTGAATATCTTGGAGTACTGATCAGAGGAAACTAAATTCCTGACCTTTCTACCAAAACCCACTGCAAGTTCTGCGGTGTGTGCAGTCTGAATGATCTTCTTCTCAGGAAACTTCCCCAAGAACCATGCAGGCAGCAAATACGAAGCAAACTCTGACTTGGTGTGCCTCGGTGGCATGTTGATGATTAACCTCTTCAACTCACCACTGACAACCCTCTCAAAAGCATCTGCCATGATCTTGTGATGCTTCCCGCTGATAAATATCGGCCACATCTGCGTCACAAAAAACAAGAACGACTCCCTGCACCTCTCAACCTTGTCCATCTCCAACAACGCAAATACCTTGCTGCGTTCAGCTTCCGGTAGCTTGTTCACCACCGACATGTACCCAGCAATCTCCGTCTGCGTTAAAAGCGTCATAGCCTTGAGATGTCCCTGACAGACCCGTCAACAACCCTGATCGAATGAAACTTATACGGCTTTGTCACTAAATGCCCATCGTCCTGCAACCTGTGAATGATCCTATGTATGTTCGACTTTGACTTCAAGCCTATCCCACGGGCAATCACCTCATAGCTCGGCGGTACACCATGTATCTTGGCATACGCCTTTATGAAGTCCAAAACTAGCTGCCTACGCTTTGTCATACCGATAGTTTAAACGAAATGGGAACGTTCTCACTTGTTTCTGAAAAATATATATGGGGTGGGGGGGTGTGTAAAACTGTGATCATGGGGGGTATTCGTTTGAGTGGAACATAGTATTGTTTGAGTGGAACATAGCGTAACCAATGCGGGTGCATCATGCCGGTCAAAAGGGGGGCTGGGGGTACGGTGGGTCAGCCAGCCAGCCGTTTACACACTCCGCTCCCAGCATCGCCCTGTCGTTTACACACCTACGCCATGCCAGCAGCCTGTACCATGACGACATCGGTGACGGCATCGATGGCCTTGCTCTTGTTTACACGCACCGGCAGCCTGACACTGTCCAGCAATGTCAGATGCCCAGCGAGTTCTCGCTTGAGTTGTGCCGCTGACACCTGAGCCACTGCAACCACTTCAGTCTGAGTGAATGCGCCGCTTATTCTGCCCAGCATTTCCAGCGCCTTGAGCTTGCTGCCCTCTTGCTTGAGTTCTGTCGCACAGTGAAGCAGTTGTCTTGTTACCCATCTTTTTGTTGCCTGCGAGTCATCTACCAGA